CCGCCCTCGCCGCCGCCTTCGCCGCGCGCAAGCGCAAATCCAAATGACTTTCAAGTTGCAGGCTCAAGCGGGTTCTCGCCGGCGTTCATGTGGTGTGACGCCGCGGACCATCTCCGGGATGCCCAGCTCCACCGAGCGAGACGAGTGGGGCGCCTGCACATCTTTTGGCAGGGTGCTGAAAGCGGCAGACATAACATCTGTGCGGCCAGGTTCAGCCCGATGTGGTATCGCCCAGCCCTGCCTCACTTTGTCCGGGCAGCGCAGTAAACGAGGAGCACCGTATGGTGTGTCCTGTGGTCGGGAGGTCTCCAAGGCTTATCCGCCCGCGCGGAGCTACAATCCGCGTCCCACTGGAGCCGTAACCATGGCAACCCGTGCGCTGAAGGTGCGGCCGCACCGTTCCCGGCAAAACAATGTCTCTGAACCGGCTTTAGTTGCCGGTGTAGGAGGCCACTGGCAGGGAACGCTAACCATCACCGGCTCCAATGTGCGTCTGGGCACTGAAATGCCGGTGGCCCTGTCTTCTTTTTGCAAATGAGCACTCCGCTTCAGCCAATCAACTACATGCAACAGCGCGACCTCACTCCGTCTGAGTGGTGGGAGCTTTACAAGAAAACAAAAATGGATGGCGAGGCATCTGTGCGCGAGTGCGAGCTTGAAATTAAGGACTTAACAATTCGCGCACAAAAGGCAGAACGCGAGCGCGATGAAGCCAACGCGCAGATGTGCCAAGCCATCGGCCATCTAAGCGACATTGCCCAAACCTGCCAAGACTGGCTTGACAGCATCATCCAAGAGCCGGCGGTAGATTTTATTAAGGCGATCCGCGATTGGGCGAAGAGAAAGGTGGAGGGAAAATGATCCACGAATTCGCCCGCCCCGTTCCCGTCAAGACCCCGCTCGGTCTTGGCTCGGTGTGGTATGTGGAGTCGCAGGGAGCCTATTTCAATAACATCTACGCCGTGATCCTTGAGGACACCGGCGAGACGCGCTACATGCGCAGCGACCAGTTCGTCGTTTTGGAGAATCCCACGATGGACATCAAGAATTTGGGCGCTGGCACGGCTTAACAAAATCGGCCCTGGGGAGGGTCCGAGCGTCAACCAGCCAGCGCCCATTTTATTTCCGTGAACGAGCACCAGACACGCTTTAAGCCCACACCGCACCCTGTCATGCAAGTCGATCTCGACTTGCTCGAGAAACTGGGGCCGGACGAAGGCTGGAAATATCTCAAAACACGCGAAGAGCTGATCGCCCGCGAGGCATCAGACCCGTTCCGCTATGGCTACATCCCGCCGGTCTGGAAGCGCGCGTCCGAATTGCTGGAAAAGCACCGCGAGATCCTCGTCATGGGCGGAAACCGCAGCGGAAAGACCGAATGGGCGGCCAAGGAGGTCATCAAGACGCTTTATTCCAAGCCCGGAGCAGTTGTCTGGTGCTTCCAAACCACCGCACCCAACTCCATTGAGTTGCAGCAACCCAGAATTTGGAAATACATGCCGCCGGAATGGCGCAATGCCCGCAAATCGCAGGTCGTTAATATAACGTACAGCGTTAAGGGCGGTTTTACAGAATCCAAGTTCGTGACGCCGTCAGGAGGCAGCATTTGCATCTTCCGCAACTACGCCCAAGACCCGAGCACGATTGAGGGTGGTGAGATCGACTTTGCGTGGTGCGACGAGCTGGTCCCGCTCGATGTCCTCGAAACCCTCCGCTTCCGCCTCATAGACCGCAACGGCAAGTTGGCCGTCACATTTACCCCAGTGCAGGGCTGGTCGCCGACCGTGGCCGACTATTTGTCCGGCGCTAAGACCATCACTGACACCGACGCCGAGCTGCTCCCGCTCAAGAACGACAAAGGCGAGATCTCCGGCTACGACAAAGTGCCCATCGAGCAGATCAATCCCAAAGGTCGCCCGATCCTTTACTTCCACACCCAAAGCAATCCCTGGGCCGGCTGGTCCCGCATGAAGAAGGAGCTGCAGAGCGAGACCAAAGAAAAAATCCTCTGCCGCGCTTACGGCGTCCCGACCAAAGCCATTAGCGGCCGGTTCCCGCTCTTTAATCCCAAGGTCCACGTCATCCGCCACAGCGATGTCCCGCAGGGCACCCGCTACCACTGGGTCGATCCGGCGAGCGGCAAGAACTGGGCGATGATTTGGACCGTCCACGACACGTCCGGCCGCATTGTGGTCTACCGCGAATGGCCAAACCAAACGGACTACATAGAAGGGATTGGCTTTGCCGGCGAGTGGGCACTCCCCGATGGCAAGAAGCTCGACGGCAAGCCCGGACCCGCGCAGCAAGACTTCGGCTTCGGCCTTGAGCGCTACAAAGACGAAATCCTTCGCGTCGAAGGCGGCGAGGAAATCTTTGAGCGCTGGATGGATTCGCGCTACGGCAACGCCCGCACGCTCGGCAAGGAATCCCCGACGACCCTCATCGACGAGATGGCCGACCTCGGCATGCTCTTCACGGCGACTCCGGGCGATTCCATTGATGAAGGCGTCAGCATGATCAATGACGCGCTGTCATACAACCCCGAGAAGCCGGTAGACGCGCGCAACCAGCCGAAGCTGTATATCAGCGAGAACTGCAAAAATGTCATCTACGCCCTACAAACTTACACTGCGGCTGACGGTAAAAAGGGAGCAACCAAAGACTTCATCGATTTACTTCGTTACGTTTGCCTTTCCGACGCCATCAACGTCGAGGGCGACATCCTGCGCAGCCGAGGAGGAGGTAGCTACTGATGGCACCATCCGGCATCGTCCCGCCGCCGCCGCGCGCCCGCCCGTGGCGTGGCCGCAGCAAAGAGCCGCCGCGCTGCGGAGTGTGTTCCAAGCAGCTTCGTATCGAGGACATCCACGGAGTTGACGAACAACTCGGCCCCATCTGCCGAGAGTGCGGCCCGCACGTCATCGTAGCCAACAGGGCCATGTATCCTTTCTGGATATAACCATTCGCCATTCGCAAACCCCGAACACAAACATCATAACACTCATGGCGGTGCGGCGTGGAGGGACACGCGGCCGGATAGCGGAGTGTCACAAAATAACATCAGAATATGTGACAACAGCAGGTGTCAATTCCTGCCACCGCCGCCCTAACTTATGTTCACCAAAACCAAAACCATCCCCACTGACCTCTACACCGTCAGCGAAGACTTCGACCGCGAGGGCGCCCTCGCCTTCTCCCGCGACCAGGCGCCGCCCGCCTATCTCGCCGTCATGCTCGAGCTGCAGGACCGGATCGCTGACGCCAGCACCTTGGTCGCCACCATGGCCACCGCCAAAGAACCCGGCTACCTCGCCCACGCCGCCGGCCAGCTCAACGCCCTGCAGGAGCTGTGGGACACCCTCGAGCAACGCCGCACCGGAGCCTCCCGCTTGGAGTAGGTTTTGCGCCGTAGTCCAAGCGTGACTTGGTTCCCAGCCGCCAAAGTAAACATCCCGCGACATTAACCGGCTTAGTGTAAGGCCATGTTCCCGCTCGCACCCTTTCGGGTATAATCCGGCCGCTTTCCCGGTATTTATCCCCGCTCGGGAACCCTGTTATAGAAACAACTCTGTATTTGTAACGAAACCTGTAAGAAAAACACCCCTGTTTTTCTTACAAGTCGCCGCTCATCCGCACCGGCAAACCGTCGCAAACCGTATAACTCCGCGCGTGTTATCCTACGCTTTGTATCAAAAACACCGCACAAAAGGTGACAGAAAGTGCAATCACTTGTGCAGAACTATAGCCGATCCTATCCACTCCAGTATCGCATAACGATACTTCCCCGCTCTCTCTCAACCCTCATCTCTCAACCCTCAACTTTTCTGCTGGACATTTGTCCAGTAGTCGTTATACTGGTAGTATCAAAGTTGAGTCGTGCCCGCATGGCACACCGGTTTGATCGGACTGGTAGACGCTCTGCCTGGTTCCTACTTGAGAGGTAAAGCTCATGGCGACAGATAACGCGGCTCCGGCCGTAGATGTGGAAGATTTCGACGTTATGTCGATCAGCGAAGCGCTCGTCGGACTGGATCAACCAGCACCGGAAGCGGCTGATCCCAAGACCGACGCCGAAGAAGAAAAGCTCTCTGACAATGACGAGTCGGACGAATCCGAGGCTGAAAAGCCCGCGGAAGAGTCCGAAGATGAAGATGCCAAGGAGTCCGAGGACGAAGAATCCGAAGACGACGACGCCCCGGTCCCGCAGGAGAAAGTCCAAAAGCGGATCGACAAGCTGACGGCCCAGAAAAAAGAAGCCCTCGAAAAGGCTCAGACGCTGGAGACCGAATACAGCGCGGCCAAGACCAAGCTCGCCGAACTAGAGGCGCAGGTCAACGAAGCCAGCCGCCCCGTCCTTCAGCCCTCCGCGGAGAACCCGCTGGCTGATGTCGATACGCAGGAAGCGCTCGAGGCCAAGGTCAAAAGCGCGCAGGAAGTCCGCCGCTGGGCACTAAAGAACAGCGACGGCGCCACGGTAAAGCGTCCAGACGGCAGCGAGGTCTATGTAGACAGCGACGCCGTCAAAGAATACCTGCTCAAAGCAGATGACGTTCTGACCCTGCACGCCCCCGCGCGCCAGCAATGGCTCGCGCAACGCCAGCCGGCCGTCGAAGCCGCCAGGTCGTTGTTCCCCGACATCTTCACCAAAGGCACCGCGCTCAACACGGCCTACCAAGCGACCGTGAAGCAAGCGCCCGAGCTGCTCAAGCTGCCCCAGGTCGAATACTGGGTCGGCCTCGCCCTCTACGGCGAACAGCAGCTCATGCAAAAGCAAGAAGCCCAAAAAGCCAAAGCCAGCGCCGCCAAGAAAGTCTCGTCAGCAAAATCAGAAGCCAAACTTCCCACACCTGCATCCCCGGTTAGCGCAGCCAAATCTGCCACCAAGACAAGCAGCAAGGACGCTGCAAAACGACTCTACGAACGAGGCGACCGCCAATCATTGGAAGCCTTCGCCGAGAGTCTTCTTAGCTAACCCAAAAACAGAAAGAACCAACCATCATGGCTACTGGATCAATTTTCCCAGTGACAGGTCAACGTGAAGACCTGAGCGACGTTATCACTATCGTCGATGCAAAAAACACGCCCTTCGTTTCGGCCGCCCGCAAAGGCGCCGACATCACCAACGCTGCCGTTTACAGCTTTCAAGCTGACAAATACAACGACCCGTCCTTCGACGGCGTCTTGAGCAACTCGGACGTTTCCACGTTCGACGATCCGGCCAAAAACCGCGCCCTCCTGAGCGCCCGCGGGCAGATGTTCCGCCGTGCCGTTAAGGTCGATACGTTCGTCCAAGAGGCCAGCGACATTGCCGGCATCGGCCGCAAGAAGCAGCTCGCCGTTGGCGTTTCCAAGGCTCTCTTGGAGACCAAGCGCGACATGGAAAGTGCCTTCTGCTCCGACCGCGAGTCCCAAGAGCAGAGCGGCGCCAACCCGTATCGCACGCGCGGATTGTTCCGTTTCGTGGATAGCGCGGCTCAAACAGACCTCCCGGTCCCGGCCGCCTACCGCACTCCGACCGCCAGCATCAACACCGACGCCGCGCCGACCGAGTCCGCCGTGCAGACGCTCCTCCAGAGCATCTACTCGCAGACCGGCCAGATCGACGACATGGTGCTCCTCTGCGGACCTTCGCTCAAGCGCACCTTCACCGAATACACTCGTTTCAGCACCGGCTCGGCTGGCGCTGGCCTGTCGATCCGCACGTTCAACAACTCTGCCGACTCCAAGAAGATCGTCAGCGCTGTGAATGTGTTTGAAGGCGACTTCGGCACGCTCCGTCTGTTGCCCTCGCTGTATCTGCGTCAGAACAACTCCAGCGACACGGCGAAAAACTCGTCCGGTCTGGTGCTCAACATGGACCAGTGCGAAGTCCGCTTCGCCAAGCGTCCGGCCATGCGCGAACTCCCTGACCTCGGCGGCGGCCCCAGGGCGCTGATCGATGCTATCGCTTCGGTCACCTGCTTGGCCCCGCAGTCCCAGGGCAAGTTCACCGCCGGTGTGGCGCTCGCAGCCTAATCATTAACCAAGGAACAAACTTAAAATGAAAGTCTACGAACTGCCCTACGAAAGCAAAGCGGCCTTTGGCTACTCCCATAAGGTCATCCTCGACCACAACGACCTCAGCGACACCGATGACGCCCAGACGATCAATTTGATCCCTGTCGTTGCCGGAACGGTTGTCAAAGCCGCAGCGACAAACCTGACATCCGTGTTTGACAGCTCGGACGCTACGACCATCACCACCACGGTGAAGATTGGTCACAACGACGCGACCGCCGACGATGATGCGTTCATCGCGTCTCAGGAGTTGAACCCCAGCGGAACCGAAGTGTTCTACAAGGTCAACCCCTCTGCGACCCCGTTCGTGTTCACGGAAGGCACGGCAGCCTCGCCCAAGTATATCCAAGCGGCCTTCGCTTGCACTACTGGCGACAGCCTTGCGGATCACAACACCGGCGAACTGGAGGTCTTCCTCCACATCGCCAACGTCAACGCGCTCTAAGTCAGACCAAGTCTTGAATCACCTGCGGCGTCTCCGGGCGCCGCAGCTTTCAGGATGGCCGACTCACTCTGGACCGGCATCGCCAACGACCTGGGCGATGAGATGGCCCACCTCGTAAAAGAGGAACTCCTCACAGGTTGGAACGCCAAGGCCGTCATGGCCGGCCTTGAGCAGCAGCGCATCGCGCAGGCCAACGAGCGCCTCGAGCAGTGCGCCGTCGAAGGCATCGGCCAGCACACCATGAGCATCGACGCCGATGTCTACTGGGCCTGGGAAAAAACCGAACCCGGGTGCTGGGCCGACAAAGGCTGGCGCGACGACTTCAAAAAGCGCCACCCCGAGACCGCCGTCCACTACACCCCGCGCAAAACGACCGTCCTCGTCCCCTAGCATGCCAAGCCCAGCACCAGTTTATGCGCGCTCAGGGCGACCGCTCGGCCAGAACCTTATGCGCGAATCGCTACCGTATCCAGAGCGCACGGCGGACGAGCTTGGGCTAACAGATTATTTTCGCGCCAACACTAATGTAGCCGGAATGGCGTGGGGCGGTGGCATGAACAATAGCCCTAAAGACGAGCCGCGCGTAGTGGTTGCCAATCCGTTCAATCCCTACATGGCAGACCCAAAGGCGTATCAAGGACTGCTCAAGCTAGAAGCGGCAAGGCACATAATGGACGAGCAAGGCTACTCGCCTCAATTCGCCATCACGCCCATGCAGCAGGAATGGCGCAAAAAAGAGTTTGGCAAGGACGCATCAAGCAAGCCCTACGCGGAAGACGACCTTGCGTTCAAGCAGTCAATTGTTTCGCGCCTAATCGCTAACAGCGGCGAGGTGCCTGACCCCACTCCAGAACAGCGTGCGGCGGCCGAATACATCATGCAGCAACTTAGCAAGCGGAACGTAGCCAAATGATCAAAGCACCCGACCGCGACAAAATCTCCGAGATCCTCTCGGACATCGATGAAGCCGACGCCGATGGCAGCGGCTACGTCCAGCGGAAGCTCCGCAACTGGAACACCCGCTTCTGCATCTGGGCCGGTCAGACCGACGACGGCCGCAAGCACCAAGAAGCCCTCGGCAAGCGCCCATTCCCTTGGGACAAGTCCCTAGATTCCCGCGTGCGCATGGCTGACACCATCGTCCGCGACCACGTTGCCATGCTGACCAACGCCTTCTTCAAGGCGCGCGTCCAAGTCCAGCCCGTCGAGTCCATGGACATCGACAAGCGCAGCGCCGCGGAAAGTGTGTTGAAATGGCTCCTCTTTCAGCACGTCTTGGATGATCTCCGCAGGGAAGTGCAGCTCGCCGCCAACTTCCGAGAGACCTACGGCCTCGCCGTCATGGCCGTCGATTGGATCAAGACCACCCGCACCGAGATCAAGAGCTTCAGCATGGAAGACGCCATGATGATGCTGCAAGAGTCCCAAGACCCCAACCTGCAAGCCCTCCTCGAGGTCGTCCTTGACCCCGAGCAAGAAGAACTCGCCGCCCAGCTCATGGGCGAAGTGATCCCGGAACTCGGCAGCACCGCCAAGGTCCGCGCCTTCCGCGAGAAAGGCTTCGTCGAATGGGAGCAGCCCTACGTTTTTGAAAGCCGGCCCCAGTGGACCGCGCTCGAGCCTTGGGAAGACATCATCTTCCCCGCCCAGACCTACTCATTACAGCGTGCCGCGTTCGTTGCCCGACGCGAGCTAATGACCGAACCGGAGTTGCGCGAGCGTGCCGCTGTCGAGGGTTGGGACGACAAATGGGTCGAGCAAGTCGTGGAGAAGAAAGGCGACATCCGCCGCATCTCACTGAACCTCCACCGCAGCGACCAGTTCCTCTACGACCACCAGCGCGACATGATCGAAATCTGGCACGTCTACAGGAAGGAGCACGACGACCGCACCAAGGCCATGCGCGTCACCCGCACCGTCCTCAGCTACCACGTTCCCGACCGCACCGCCGTCCACGACATCCTGCCCTACGCCCACGCGCTCTATCCCTTCGTCGAGCTGCCCCGCGAGCGCGCCTCACGCCCCATCTTGGAGTCCCGCGGCGTGCCAGAGATCGTCCAGACCGCCCAGGAAGAAGTCAAAATCCAACGCGACATGCGAGGCGACCGCGCCAGCATTGTCACCTTGCCCCCGCTCAAAACCAGTGCCGCCCGCGGCAAGATGGATCTCATCCTCGGCCCCGGTGTGCAAATCCCTGAGCGCCGCCCCGGCGAGATCTCTTGGATGACCCCGCCGCAGCCCGACGCCGGCAGCATCGAAGTCGAAATGTCCATCCGCAACGACGTGGACAACTACTTCGGCCGCATCAGCGAAGCCGTCCCGCCGCAGCGCTACATGCTGCACACCCAGGAGCTGGTCGATTCGTGGCTGCTCGACATGAAGCTCTGCCTCGTCCAGACGCTCGCTCTTTGTCAGCAGTATATGACCGCGGAAGAAGTCGCCCGCGTCACCGGCAACCCCAATCTCCCGCTCACTGCCAGCCCCGCCGACATCCGCGGCCGCTTCGACGTGACGTGCGAGTTCGATGCCCGGTTGCTCGACTCCGAAGCCCTCGGCGCCAAATTAGACTACCTCGCCAAAGTCTTGGTCCCCTTGGACAGCTTCGGCGTTATCGATCGAGTCGGCTTGGTCCAATATATGATGCAGGCAGTAGACCCAAATCTCGCCGGCATCCTCATCAAAGACATCGGCGCCGCTACCCAGGCCGAGCAGGAGGACGAGCAAGGAGCCTTCGCCAAAATCGCCGCAGGCACCGAGCCGCCGCTCAAAGAGGGCGGACAAAACGCGCAAGTCAGGCTGCAAACCTTGCAGCAAATCATCCAGAGCAATCCCGCCGTCCAGCAGCGCTACGCCCAAGACGAAATCTTCCGCAGCATGATCGACGCGAGAGCACAAGCCTTCCAGTTCCAGTTGCAACAGCAGCAAAACGCAGTCATCGGCCGCACCGGCGCCCAGCCCGCGCTGCAAAAGATGGCCCAAGACCAGCAACTCGGCATGACCGCCCAACCCGCCGCCTAATTATAGCGAAGTTAGAGAGTTTAGCCCATGCACCCCAACGTCTCAGTCAGAAACATCGCCGGACTAAACATCCCGCAGCACAACGCGGTTGAGCTAAATTACGTCAGCACGACAAACAACCTTTCCACGGTGGTCTACAAAGAAGGCAGCCAGACAGTCGCCACGCTCACCTTCACCTATGTCGGCGGCACGCCGTCCAGCGATGACGCCAAGATCGCCACAGTCACCCGCTCTTAAATCTCCAATTTCTAATCTCAAATGCCTTGGACGTTTAACCCCTTCTCCGGCACGTTCGATCAAAAAGGATCGGGCGGCGGCGGCGGCGCGTCCTACATCGACGGCGAGGTGCAAAACTTCAGCGCATTGCCCACCGCCAACCCGCCAGCCGTAGACAGCGCCTACCTCGTCCGCGAACCCGAAGGCACTTGGCTCATCAACCGCAAACCCGCTGGCATCTACATTCGCGTTGCCACCACCGGAACACGCGCAACTGACTGGACCTACGCCGGCATTCTGCCGGATGTCTTCAACGACGCCAACTTCCTCCTCTACGACAACGGCGACAGCTCCAAAAATTTAGCCTTTGAACTCTCCGGCATCACCACCGGCACCACCCGCACGCTGACCATCGCCAACCGCTCCGGCACCAACGTCGTCAGCGACACCTCCGCAGGCAGCGGCAGTGACGTGGTCAACAACATCGTGAGCCTCACCCAAGCCGAATACAACGCCATCGGAAGTCCCGACGCGGCCACCTTGTATCTCATCACCGATCCCTGACCTATGGCCCTCCTGCAAAAAGGTTATCTCGGTGCCACGCCGCTCTTCCGCAATGTCGATTGGTTTGAGGCGGCTTATACCCTCGTCAATTCCAGCGCCGAAGTATCGCTCACCGCCAACACTTCCGCGCACACCAAGGGATCGTATACCGAACTCATCGCCTCCGCTTCCGCCAATGCGGGACTGTTGGTGCTGATGGTGCAAGACATCGCCGTGGCAGGCACCAATACCGCCACACTCATTGACATCGCCACAGGGGCCAGCGGGTCTGAAACAAACATTATTTCCAACCTTGCCGTTGGTGGAGCAGTAGCCACGGCTGGCCCAACAGGCGTTGCCGTTTCTATTCCGCTTCAAATCCCCAGCGGCACGCGACTGTCTGCCC